TGCCGTGGGTGAACTTCTACAGGATGTGCCTAAACTTCCAGGCGTATCTCTGTGGAAATCGAGACTACGAGCAATCGAGTCTCTTGCCGCCGGAGCCGATGAATTTCTCAATATCGTCTTCGGCGTCAATCCCACTATCAGCGATATGATGTCGTTTGTAAAAGCGACTCATAAAGTTGATAAAGCTGTTAACCAGTTCATTCGTGATTCTGGTCGAACAGTTAGACGGAAGTATGTCTTTCCCAAGGAAAAGAGCGAAAGCGAAACTGTCGTTGCAGGCCGTTATTCTCCTGTAGGCGCAATTAATGGCCTAGGATCTAACGGACTGTACGCAGATGTTGCTTTCGCCCTGCCAGAGTACGAGACCGTGCGTAGACGAGTCGTTGAACGAGAAACTTGGTTCAGCGGAGCCTTTACCTATCATATCCCGGACTGGTACGAGACCGGTAACCGGGCAGATAGAATTAGACTCACGGCTAAGCTCCTTGGAGCCGAACCGGACTTGAATACTGCATGGCAGCTCGCACCCTGGAGCTGGGCCGTGGACTGGCTCGTGAATGCGAATTCTTTTGTCAAGAATCTGCAATCACTTATCAGTTACGGCACGGTTCTGCGTTATGGGTACATCATGGAAACTACAACCGTGACGGACACCTATAGCGCAGGGAATCGGACCTACACACCCAGTGTAGCCGATGCGGTGGCGTTTAGTCCACCATATCCCGCCGTGCATCCTGTGACAGTCAGGACGACTGTCAAGAAAAGGATCCAGGCGAACCCCTTCGGGTTTGGCATTAGTTGGGATGGACTCTCGACCATCCAACAGGCCATAGTAGCGGCTCTCGGCATTACCAGAGTCGTACGGTAGGTACACTGCCCATCAACGTAAAGGAGCACGTCAATGTTCACTGACCCACTGACCCTCACTCCCGGAGCGGCTTTCGACGCTGGCGCCGTGACCCTTCCCCGCGTTTCTCAGCAGGGGAGTGTCTCGGTGTACCAGGCCGGACCGCTTACCGTGAATGCCGGGTCTCTCCTGAAGGTTACTGCTTCCCATCAATATGGGAGGCGTAACCGTCGGGTCCTTCGCTTGGATTACAGCGACAATGCCGGTTCTACCCTCATTTCGGGTACGACAGCACCGCGTAGCATGTCCTGCTACGTAGTGTTTGACGTTCCGAATGCTGGGCAGTTCACGACAGCGAATCAGCTGGCGCTCTTCAACGGCCTCAAGGGCACGTGGAGTGCGTCAACCGACGCCCTGATGACGAAGCTACTCGGCGGCGAAAGCTAGCCGAACTTCGCATCAGATAACCTCGGCGTTGCTGATTAGGAGTGCTACATTGGCTTAGGATCGTTTTCCTCTATTAGGAGGTTCGATGAAAAGCCTAATTGTGCTCTGGTCAAGTATCGCCAAAGAGACGGCGGTACGATGTTGCACTAGCGCCCACCACGACATAAAGTATGTCGAGGAGCGGTCGAATTATGAAGGGTTATCGTTTCTTACGATAACTCTCCCTACCTTCGCAAAAGACTTTGAACTTTGTCTTGAGCGAGGGTATGTGGACAAAACCGTTTTTCTAGCTTTTAGGAAAAACGGGCTGCTCCCCGCATTCTTGCGGGGTTACGCTTGTCTCGTCTTCGACCGTAGGACTGGCGTTCTACTCGACAAACCCAATATCGATGCGATTCGATCCATTCGACAACTGACGTTGTTGTTTGGAAAGATTCTACTCGATTGTGA